CACTAAAAGTTGGTTTAGTTCTCGTATACGCCTTAATATCATCCTCGCCCTTGACAAAGGGTTCGCCCTGTATTTGTGAAGGGTCATATCCCTCGTCAGGTGTATTCAACCAGTACGGGTAAGGAAAGGTTCTGGCCCCTCCGGGCGGAATAACCTCCTGACCAGGAATATTTAACATCCTGTCATAATAGATTTTATCTACATCCTTAATTTGATTAATATCAGCTAATTCAGACATTGGCACATTAAACTTTTGTGCTAATTCTGATAGGGTGTCGCCCTTTTGTATTTTATACGGCATTATCTATCCTCTATTGTATATTCTGTATATTTAAACATTGATTCACCCGCATAGCTTTCCCCTTATCTGACTTCAAGAGTCTCGCATCCAAATATATTGAAGCTCATGTTTGCTCCACTGGTATAAACTTTTAGTACGTCTGTTTGATTTAATGTAATTCCAATAACTATTGTTAATGAATCGTTAGCTGCAACGGATTTACCGTAATAAAGATATTGCTTGTCATCTGCGCCTGCTCCGCCTACATGAGCGCTTAATCTAAATGTTATTGCAGAGCCAGTTCTATTTGCTACTACTATTGAGCTAACAGTAGTCATAGTCATATCAGGAACTGTATATAACGTAGTAACAGTGGTTGCAGCAGCGTCTACTTGTCCTAATACTTTTAAAATATCAGCCATGTTTAACCCCCATTAAGAGGAATTGGTGCCGCCTCATAGCTTTTGAAGTCATTACTTCCTGTAATCTCTGGACTCTTGTAATTTTTACATTCAAATCCTCGACAGCTTGCTCTATAACTCTTCTTGTAACAGCTTCATCATTCCTATCATATTCAGGATTAGGTGTTGGCAATATTATTGTTTTTATATCAGCCATTATCTTTTCCCATCAGGTCTTATCTCTAATCTTAAATCTCCAACTCGCCAACCATAATTTATACTGGTATTTGATATTCTAATTGCAGCATGTCTGCTTCTAGCTCTTAGGTTAGTAAAGGTAGATTCAGGTGTTACATTAACTGTCTGTAATGTTGAAAGAGTGCCTAAAGGATAATTTCTTCCTTTTATTGTAAAAGTAACAGTATCATCAGTTGTATCTTGATCTCTAAATTCCACATCAGGAATTAACTTAGAAAGAAACATAAGTCTTTCTCCATCAGGATTAAGATCAAAGTCACTTGATTCTATGTATGCAGTAAATTCACCGCCATCGTTTGAATGCCCTTTTTCTTGATTATAAAGATAGTTGGTATTGCTACCCGATGTTTTTCCAGCACCCAAAGGATAATCTAATGATTCAGCCTCTATCCATGCTGTTCTTGTAAATCCATCATCTGTAGTACCAATTGACCACGCATTTTCCAAATAATTATAAGTAACATAACGATCTATTTCTAAGCTATCTTTGGATGGATAAAACCAAATAACTTCATTTGCACTTTCTACTGATGCTCCAAAACATTTGAACTGCTGACCTAAATTTATATTAGAAAATACATAATCTAATACAGTACAGGGCAGTCTAGATACTGAGCCTGAATAAACATAAAACCCACCTCTGTCCATAAAATAAACTTTATTATTTGCACTGACTGCTGAGTTTGGCGATATTAAAGATGGACCAGATGCAACTTCTATAAATGAGAATATAAAGGGTTCTCCAACAAATCGCATAGATGTTAAGCCTGCATCCGACCAAATTAATATTTCTTGTCTCGTTTGCAAAGCACCAATTATTGTAGAGCCTTGTGATAATTGAACGCCACCCGATTGATTCGTTGATGTTGGTGTCCAATCACTTGCACTTTCTGTATCAGACCATCTAACTAATAACGGATTAACAGTTGATTCTCCAATAGCATTAGCGCCAAAACAAATAATATGCTTATCTACATCGGAAACCATAATTTGCAAGCCCAATGTTGGCACATTACTAGCACTTCCTAAATCTGAAAAAGGCACAGCTCTTTGGGTAGCTCCTGCGCTTTCATCCCAATAGTAAACGCCACCACCCCTGATGCATGAAATTAGATCATCACCAAAATTATCTTGAGACCATAACCTTAATTGACTTGAAGAAGAAATTGGACTAACTGACCCCCAAGTAAGAGCGCTCCATGTTCCAGCCCCCCAACCAGTACCTTTAACATAAACATCTAATCCAACATTTATCTCGTAAACTCCATCTACCGCAGAGCCGCCATTGCCAGAATCACTAGCATTAGCGGTTACTGTATCCCCAGAGGTATCTTTTGCAGTGACTTCATATGTATTTACAGTTAATGTTCTAACTACTATATAAGTTTGATTTAAAACACTTGCTATAACAACCCCACCTAAAGAAACTGCTTCTGCAAACGTAACAGTATCATTAGCTACTGCACCATGAGAAGAATCAGTAACAACTAGAGTTGAAGAGCCATCTGTGGCAGCGAATGTAATACTGTTTGTAGATGTTTTTCTAATAGGAGTAATATCATTAAAGTTCTGTCCTTGTAATACATAGTATTTTAGATGAGTACTAACTCCTACATAATCAGTTTGTCCTTGATCTCTATAGGAGTAAAGGCTTCTACAAGTGCCAGTAAAGTTATCGGACGTATTTTTTTCCCAGCCAGCTATTCTTTCTGGCTTGCCCCTTCTAAATCTAACTTTATCTGCAGAATACCAGCCACCTTCATTACTGTAATTAGTGCCTTCTCGGTCTATTCCGGGCCTGAATATATACTTTATTAATGGCATTTTAGACCTCGTACCACTTTTTATCCTGGAAAAGTAAAGCCTCAGCTTCCCTTCTTCTTATTAATCCATTTAAGATATTTCCGCCAGCCTTATTCCATCGCTTCATCTGCGCCGGTACTTCTGACTTTTTGCCATCATTGAGCACTTGCAACATCGTGCTTGATTTCAAATTGGTTGGTCCCAGGTTGAATGTCCAGGCAACCAGAGCGTCAAATTCATTTTGCTTTAGGTCCACAGTAACCAGTTTATCCACATAGCCTTCAAATTCTTCTAAGTCATCAGTCAGCATCTGGTCTGCTTCTTCTTGTGTGCAGCTATCGCCATCGCTCACGCCCTTGGTATGACCAAACCCAATGGTTGATACGTCGGCGCTACACCGATAACTCTCCAGCTCGCATCCCTCAAACTTTTTTATTAACGCCATGCCTTCTGCTGATATGTGCATTAGTTATTCTTCCTTTCGAGTCGGGTCGTTTTCACGATAATACCGATTGATATTTAACAACTGCGATATATACCTGCGTATGTCGGCCAGATTGTTCGCAAGATTCTCATAAGCCTGATTCGTGAGGCCATAATATGCTACCGCCGGAGCATCCCCATCATCATAATTTTCTATATAGGTACGCATTACTGATGGGTTTAGCACAACCCACTTTACTGCTGCTGGCGTTACTGCTTCTGGCAAAGGCGGGTGGTACATGGGTGCTGGCACCGTAATTGTGACAATTTCAACCGGAGCGACTACTGGAACTGCTGGTGAACCTCCAAACATGCCGCCTAATGTTGAGCAGCCGCTAATGAGGATAATGCTACTCAGGAACAGAAGTCGCATCAAATTGTCTCGGATTGGTTAAGTCAACAAACTGCTGGTTTACCCGTACTGTGCCTGCGTTAATAATTCTTTGGATGGATTCTGGTCTTGCTATAGCCAATGAGTTCATGTCGTGTCGAGCAAAAGTGTTCCGCATAGCGGTGACTTCCTGACGAGCTTCATTATTCATTTCTGAAAGCTCCGTAATTCGGGCTTGGTTTAATCGCTGTGATTCTAACTGTTCTTGTAGCTGATTATTTTGATTGGCAATAGCTGATTCCAGCACTTCCTGATTATTAACTGCGGTTTGAAGTTCAACCTGAAGCTGGCGAATTTCAGCTTTCTGCATATTGATGTAGAAGTAACTGCCTGCTGAAGCGGTAACTAACAAAACTACAAGCGTTATATTTAGTCCCATGTATGCACCTTAAGAGGTTGACTTTTACCTTTAACTGATATTGGTTCTAAGGATTTTAGCAGATAGTCAGAATTTATTGCAGTTTCTTCTCCAATCAGCGTCATAACGCCAACTTCCTTAGTGGCCGATTCTAATCTAGCTGCGATATTGCATGGGTCACCGATTAAACTAAACGCGAACCTATCTGTAGCCCCAAAATTACCCGCGATACAAATGCCCGAATTAACGCCAATCCCTATCGCTATTTCAGGTATGCCTTCTTCCTGAAACCTCTGGTTCAATTCAGTGATGTTATCTTCTATTTCCATCGC